TGCGTTTTTCCGCGAGCGCGACAGAACGTGTTCGTAGGCTTTCGCGATACTCGATTCCTTTGACCTTGAAACGCGCCCAGAGAATGTCCCCGCGCCGGTAGATGCCTTTCGGGAGTTTTTCGACGGGCACGGTACATATCCTAACTTCGAGAGAATAAGGGGGTCGTATGTCCAGCGGCCAAAGACTTTGCGGGCGCCGGGGATCATGCCTGCCGCAGCTTTCTCCTGCAGCGTGCGAGGGTCAAGGCCGGTGATCCGTGCGGCCTCCGCGGTTCGAATGCGCTCTGCCGTCACAGTCTCTTTCCTTTCCTTGCAGGCCAGGGGGCGATGCTATGGGGGGTCATAAATAGTCGTCCGGCTTCTCCAGCCTCTTCCGGCAGGGCGCGATCCAGCGCAGTTTCGTGTCAGCGGCCCGGTCTGCCCAGACGAGCCAGGCGTAAGCGGTCGCGGTCGATCCATCGGGTGAAAGCTTGCCCTTGTGCATCACGACCCGTTCGGTGAACTGGAGCACGTGGCTGGGCGGGTTCTTGGCAAACAGGCGCTCGAAGCGCCCCTTCCCTTCCAAGAACGCCGCGCGCACAATCACCGCCGCGCAATCGCTCGATTCCAGCGCTCGCTCGATGAACTGTTCGGCAAGCCGAAACGGCGGGTTTTTGATGGTCCAGTGCACCCGCTCGGGCAGCGGGCCGAACAGGTAGTCTGCCACCGGGAAGCCCGCGCCGTAATCGTGTACGTCCGAAGCCTCCACGCTGGCGAAATACTCGCGCAGCGGCTTGACCATGTGGCCTCGGTTCGCAGTCGGCTCACGACAGGTCAGCGCCCCGAGATCGTGCGCCGTGTTCTGGCCGAGCCACTCGCACAGCGCGCGCGTTGCCCACGGCGGTGTCGGGAAGTCGTCGAGGGAATCGTGCGCCTCGACCCGTCGCTGCATCACTGCGGTGCTGGTGTTCTGGCTCATGCTGCCTCTCCAAACAGATCGACCCGCCCGAGCAACGGCCCCCACTGGTCGGCCATTGCCGCGGCAATGCCGGGGAAAAACCGGCTGCGTTCCTTCGCGCGATCGGCGCCAGGCGGCATGCGGTGAACGCGGGCGGTAGGCTTTTCCTCGCCTTCGATGCCCAAGCCCCGGCGCGCAGCGGCGATCGTCGGATAGGCCGGGACCAGCGCCGGCAGCCCGCGCAGCCACAGGCAGGTGCGCTTGGTTTCCCAGTCGCCGTATTCCCACGGCTGCACGCTCTGCGCGGCCGGGCGGAAGTCCACGATCCGCTCTTTGGCGTGCCGGTGCATCACGGGGTTCTCGACCGCGACGCGCGGGATCGGCGCATTCCACATCGCCGAGAACAGCGCGGCGCCCTCGTCCAGCTCATGCCACATCTGCTCCAGCGTCTTGCCCGGCGGTGGGACCTTGAGCCAGCGGACACCGGAATTGCAGAGCCGGGTGCACGGCGGGTGCGCCACGATCAACATGTCCCAGCCATCCTCGAGAACATCGCGGACGTCGCCGGTAATGTGCCGGTTGCTGCGATCTTCCGCCGGCAGCAGGTCACAGGACCATGCGTCATAGCCGAGATCAGCGAACGCGCGCCGGACGGTGCCCGAAAACTCGCAGGCGACGAGAATGCGTCCGCTCACGCCATCGCCTCCCGAAACTGTTTCCGAAGTTCGGCGTTCTTCGCTCGGGAGCAAAACATAAAGAGGAGTTGAAAATGGCAGACAATCCCCGTCATACCACCACGGTCGTCGAAGAGCGCCGCGGCGCCGGAGGCAGCGTAATCCTCGCAGTCGTAGTGCTGATTGCGGTAGTTGCAGGCATCTACCTCTTCAGCCAAACCACCACGAGCGAGGCGCGCAAGGACAACGCGGTCGAGAATGCAGCCAACAGCGTCGGCAATGCAGCCGACAAAGCTGGCGACGCCGCACAAGATGCGGCTAAGAACACCGGAAACTAGTAAGGGCGCGAGCCCTGCGGGCTGTCTGGAAGTGAGTCCCCCCGGCAGCCCGCGAAATGCGCTTGTCGGTTGAAGCGACTGGATCATGCCATCGCCTCCCGCACCACACCGCGAGCAGCCACAGTGCGCACCACATCCCCCACTGACTGCCACGAGCGCGCGGTCTTGTCGCAAACACGGATGCACAGTTCGTTCTCGATATCGAGCGCGATTGCATCCCGCTCTACGTCGGTCAGCCGCAGTTCCTCGAAGGTCGATTCCTCGGTGACTGGCTGAAGCGCGTAGGCTTGGACTACCTGGGTCACCTCTACGGTGAAGGTCTTCATGCGGGGTCTCCCGACTGCTGGGCGCGAGTGATTTCCGCGTACTGATCGATCGCATCCTGCTCGGGGATGGCGATCTCATCGGGATTTCCCTTGTTGAGCCGCCAGCCACCGTCGCGGGTGCCTGCTATGTTCAGGGCCTCGTCGCGATCGTACCGACCAGCATTGGCGATGATCCGCGTGTATCCGCAGCGATCCTTGCCCCACCAAGCCTTGTGCTCGTTGGACCAGACGAGGTACTTCTGCTCTTCCAGTGCGGTAGGCAGGGCGGATTGCGCGGCGCTAATCTCATCCATCGCCCGACCCATCAGGCCAACAGCGCGCCCAGCCTCATAGCGAAGCCCTGCTCCGGCGCCCTGGTCGGATTTCGCCTCATCGAACAGCGCTTGGCGAACATCGGCCAGCAGCAGGTTTATAGGTGTATGCTCAGTGCGGGTGTCAGGCATTGGTCGATTCCTCCACGATCTCGATGCCGTAGGCAGCAAGGCCTACGAGTTCCCGCCAATCCGACCCGCCCAAAAGGCAGGAAGCCAGACGGTCGCCCACTGCGGAGAAGTCACCGCCCGTCTTGTGGATCAGGTCGAACATCTGGTTTGTGTCGGCGCGGAATGTGATGGTGCGCAGGTGGCGCGGCTTATCGGCCTGCTCTGTGCGGGTGTCGGTCATGCGGCCCTCACCTTGCTGTTGCGCTGGAACTCGCCGAACGTCAGGCTGTCGTTGACGTCGCTGACGGACAGCCACTTGGAGTGGCGCGCCTTTGCCTTGCTGGTGGCGACGACCTCCATTTCATAACCGGCGTACGAAACGATCCAGCGGCGATGCTTGTCGCCGATGGCCTTAAGGTGATCTGCCAACGCGGATCGGCCTTCATCGGTGACCGAGAAGTATTCGCCTTCACCCGTCGTGCCGGCGCTCTCCCAATGAGGCGAGGATGCCATACCGCGGCGCAGATCGGTGTCACCGATCACGTAGAAGTAATTGCGGTAGGTTTCCGCGCGGGGATCGACCGGGCGACCAAGCGCGTGGTCGATGTGATCCATCGCCTTGTTCTCAAGGTAGCGGTTGACCTGCGTCATACGATCACCGTGACCTGCTCAGCGGCGCGCGTGACCGCCGTGTAGAGCCAGTTCTTGCGAGCCTCACGGAACGAACCGCTCTCGTCGAAGATCAGCACGTTGTCCCACTGGCTGCCCTGCGACTTGTGGCAAGTGATCGCCCATCCGAAGGTGAACTCCTGCGTGCCGCGCTTCTCCTGCCAGGGGACGTTCTGCTCGGTGCCGTTGAAGAACTCTTCGAAGACCTCGACCTTGATCGGGTCGCGCTTCTCGTCGAGCGATTCCACGGTGATCGCCAGCTTACCGCCAAGCGTCTCGATCGTGTCGGCCGACCAGAGGCCGCCGTTGAAGATGTTGATCGCCTTATCGTTGCGCAGGCAGATGAGACGATCACCGATTGCGGGATGCCACGGCTTATCCGCGCCCCGAAGCCCCTTCATCTCGCGCACGACGGCATCGACACCCTGATCGGCGACAAGTTCGGTAAGGCCGAATGGCAGACCGGAGCGGCCAAAGCACATTCCGCTGGCTGGCGTGAACCTCGATAAGGTCGGCCTCGACTTCGACATGTACGCCATCGGCTACCAGTGGAACGTCGAGGAGCTGGGCAAGGCGCAGTTCCAGAACTACCCGCTGACCCAGCGCAAGGCGGAGGCGGCCCGCTTCGGCTCGCAGGTCTTCATGTGGGACAACCTGCTGGTCGGTTCGGACACGAAGGGGTGGAAGGGCCTCGTCAACAGCGGCTATGTCACCCCGACCGCGCTCCCTGCCGACGGCACCGACGGCACTTCGGCATGGGCCACCGGCCCCGCAGACGCGCCGGTCGGCAACAAGACCCCGACGCAGATCGTGCGCGACGTGAACATGCTGCTGCTCGGCAAGCCGGGACCGGGCCGGATCGTCAAGGACACGCTGCTCCTGCCCGACATGGCACTGGACTACCTGGTCGCCACGCCGTTCGGCGTCACCAGCCCGAACATGTCGATCATGCAGTACATCGCGGCGAACAACGAATACACCCGCCGCACCGGTCAGCCGCTCACGATCCGTTCGCTCGACGAGCTGAAGAACAAGGCCACGGTGGGCATCGCCGGCGGCGGTCGCGCGGTCGCCTATCGCAACTCGCCGGACATGCTCAAGCTTTGGGTCCCGATGCCGTATCGGTTCCTGCCGATCTACCAGGACGGCCCGCTGAACTTCACGGTCCCCGGCATCGCGCGTACCGGCCCGCTCGACATCACCCGCCCGAACGCCATCAGCTACGGTGACGCGGTTACCCCCGTCCCGGCCTGATCGGCCAAGGCCTCAACCACATGAGGCCCGCCTTTAACCGGGCGGGCCTTTTCGTTGGAGACAACGATGCACGAGATCAAGAACCTGACCAACTCGCCCTTCGAACTCGAAACACTGGACGGGCCGAAGCGGCTTCCCGCGATGGGTTCCGTGTCCGGCCGGTTCGACCCGGTGTATCTGGAGGCTTTGCGCGGGATCGGCCTTTACCAGGTGCGCGAGGTGGAAGAGCCAAAGGCGGCGCCGCCGGGACGCAAAGCAGGTGCCGACCTCACCAAGCAAACCGAAACGCTGAAGAAGCCTGCAGCTAAGTAACCTGTCGCGGTCGCGACACATTGGGGCCGCCCTAGATCACCGCGAATTCCACTTTTTGGTGATTGATTGTCTCAATTGCTCAGGTAGACATGTCTTTGCGACCCGAAGGACAAAGCTTGCGAGTCCTTTCTACCTAGCCCGGACTGGCTCAGCTCGTCCGGGCTATTTTTTCCTCGCTGCGATTGATGAAGTTCTCGCAAAAGTGATTGCTTCATGTCCAAAAAGTAATTTTTCATGTCCGTAATGATCGGCTAAGGGCTCTGCAAGTCCTGCGGGTCGCACCACGGACGCGCCGGTGGCAGTTATTCGTCACCGGCGCAATCAGCACATCGAAAGCGGTAAGGCTTCGGTGGCCGTGCTCGCATTGTACAGCATGCCCTACTCTCGTCTCCCGCTCGATCAGTTCAAGGCCCTGTACCCAGCGTTCTCCACGCTGACCGAGGAACCATACGCCGCATGGGCCACGAAGGCCGAGGCGCGCGTCGGCGAGAACTACGGCGACGAACAGCAGGACGCGACCGAACTTCTGACCGCTCACCTGCTGGCCATTAACGGCGTGGGCTTGGCCCCGGGCACCGGCACCCTCGCCACGACCGGCGCGACCAGCTTCAAGAGCGGTACCTTCAGCGCCACGCTGTCGGACAGCGTCGTCGCCCAGCGCGCGAAGGGCGGGTACGCCGCGACCCCGTATGGGCAACAGTTCGCCGAGATCCAGCGCCGGCTGTTCGGCGGCCCGCGCCTCGTCGGTTTCATCGGGACGCCCTGCTGATGCTCGATGCAGCCTTCGCAGACATCGGCCTCGCTTTCTCGCAGACCTTCGGGGGGCCCTACCATACCGCTCAGACGATCGAGCAAACCGATCCCGTCTATGACGACGGCGGATCGATCGTCAGCCCCGGCAGCGTCTCCCACCGCTCGTGCAGCGTCCAGATCGACGTTGCCACCCAGGCAATGCGGGATGCCGAGGGCTACGTGGACACCGACGTCCGCTTCATCGTCCTCGCCGCTACGCTCTCCGGCGAGCTGGGCACGGAAGCGCGGATCGAGGTGCTCGATGGCCCGTTTGCCGGGACGTGGTCCGTCTCGTCGCTGGAGCGCGATCCTGTCGCGGCCGGATGGGTCGGCACTGGGCGTAAGGCCTGATGGCGAAGTCACGTCTAATTGGCGCCCGCGCGCATGCTGGGCGCCTCAAGAAGCTGACCGGCGAGGCAATGGTGCGCGAGGTAGGCAAGGCTCTCTTCGCTGCCGGCGAGCTTATCCAGGTCGAGGCGCAGATCAGCATCACTGCCGGCGCGGTGAGCGGCAGCAAGCACGTCGCGTCCGCGCCAGGCGAGGCTCCGAACAACGACACCGGAGATCTGGCCGGGAAGATCGAAACGAACCAAGTCGCGCCACTCGTCGTCGAGGTGAGCAGCAATTCAGATCACGCTGCGGATCTTGAGTTCGGCACCTCGAAGATGGCCGCTCGCCCCTACACGGCCCCGGCCCGGGACGCCAAGCGCAAGGAAGTCCAGCAGCTCGTTCGCCGCGGTGTCGACCGAGCCGTGAAGCAGAGCAAATCAGGAGACGCATGATGCAGACCGTCACTTTCGCCCGCGAGTATCGTCATAAGCTGGATGACCTGCGCGAGGCCGTCTATCCTCCTGGTGAGATCGAAGTGACCAACGATGTAGCCGCGGTCGCCAGGAAGGCCGGCGCGCTCAAGACGGCACCGCGGAAGGCCAAGGCCGATGGCGAATGACCTGCTCCGCGCCACCGAGCGCGCGGCGATCATTTCGCTGAAGGCCGATGCACCGCTTGCCCAGATCGTTGCGAAGGCATCGATCGATCCCGTCGCCGAGGCTCCCGCTTGGCCGTTCATCCGCCTCGAAGGAACGCAGTCCCTGCTACAGGGGCGAGGCTGTACCGCCCGCGCCGAGGTCTCGTTCCAGCTGCATTCCTTCGCCAAGCCGATCTACAACGGCGCGGGAGCAATGACCAAGACCGCACGGGACCATGCCGGAGAGATCAACACTGCGGTCGTCGAGGCACTCCATGGCCACGCCTTTGAGGTCAGCGGCCGCCGTTATCAGTTTATGGTCCAGTCCTCACGGCTCATGCGCGACGGTGCCGAGGCCGACGCGTGGCACGGGATCGCGTTTGTTCGTGCAAGGGCGTTCCAGGGCTGATACATTGGCGGCATGGACGCCCCTCTCGCCGAACGCATGCTGCGCGCCTTCCTGACGCAGATGATCCGCACCGAGGCGGTCGATCCCGACGATATCCTAGACGCGGCAGATCAGCTCGATCATGAGGGCGACGAGGAAGCGGCCCATGCCTTGCGCTGTTTGATCGTGAAGGCCGCCGCGCCGGAGCCATCCGATTGGAACGCCGACCGCGCCCGCGGACGGTTTCGCACCATTGACGGCGGTAAGTCGAACGACTGACCCGCCCTACCCTCCAGCAAACCATGCTGGAGATTGCCCGTGTCCGAGCCGAATAGCGCCGACTTCGCCCTCATCAAGATTCAGACCGCCGACGGCCCGCCCGTAGTGCTTACGCTCGTCTGCGGCATCGAGGGCGTTACCATCAACCGCACCGCCCAGACCAACGAGACCTATCGCCGCGACTGCGCCAAACCCAACCGGCCGGGCACCCGCAAGCTGCGCGTCACCGGCTCGTCCTGGTCCATCAGCGGCACCGGCTCCGACAACATCGATCTCGAAGAAGAGATGACCGACGCGTTCGGCGTTCGGAAGACCTACGCGATCGAGCTGTATCGCGACGATGGCACCGATGCCGGCGACCTCATGGGCACCTATGGCGGTACCGCCCTGATGACCACGCGCAACCAGACTTATTCTCAGGAAGGCGCCGGCACCGCCGAAATCACGCTGGAAGGTGAAGGCGCTCTCGTCTGGGCTGCCGCTGCCTGATGCCTGACACCGCCGTCACGCTGGCCTTCGGGGACGGCGACTATCGCTTCTGGCTCGGTCTCCCTCAGGTGGTCGAGCTGGAACGCAAGTGCGGGGACAAGTCCGTCTTCGCGATGTACGATGCCATGGGCGCAGGTCTCGGCATCGACGGCGCCACCCCTGTCTATCTGGGCGGCGGGTCAGCCATGGTAACCGAGATACGCGAGACGAT